CGGGGGGCATAACCGCGCCCGCGGCCCCCCCCCCCCCCCAGCCATACCTCATAGGTGGGCTGGCAGAAGTCGTCTACAAACCATTTCCGGCGCATACGAAAATCCTCCCATGCGTCCAGCAGCGCGGCGCGCGCGGATGAATAGGAGGAATTGTATTCCTTAATCAGTACATCATAGGGAATCCCCAGGCCCGCGCCAATCAATTTGCAGAAGGTTTTCACAAACACATCAAAGCCCGTGCTGGGGATGTTGGGATTCCCAAACTTGACGTCCTCCCCATCGGCCAGATGGAGAACGGTACCCGGTCCCTGCTCGTACTCGTTGGGGCTGTTGGAGATATTATCTCCGCCGGGGTTGGTCGTGGGTACCCCCGCAATATCCCCCATGCCGGTTTCATTGACGGGAATCCCGGTCTGCTCCGTTTTAGTGATAATCCAAGCAGTGAAAAAGCTCTGCACCAGCGCCGCCATCAGTTCCGACTCCGTGTACCGGCGCAGCTGCAAGAGCGGTTCAATCACCTGAGCCAGATATGTCACGCCCCGGTATTGGTCGCACCGTTCGCTGTTCATCACATGGAGAATATTGGGCAGGCCAGTCCGAGCGCCGTAGGCTTCCACCCGCGTCCATTTCTGCGGTTCCCTGATAACCTGCCAAGGGTAGCTATTGCACACGTGGTAGGCAACCACCATGCCATCGCTGTTTACCTCCACTCCGTCGAAAATCCGGTTGCCGTTCTCCGGGTTTTTTCCGTCGGTAATGCTGATAAACCCATTCCGCCCGCCCATATGGTTGGGGGTACTGATCCGGTCCGCCTCTACCATGTGAATCCGCAGCGAGTAGGGGCTGGTGGGCGTAGAGTTATACCGTTTGAAGATCGGGAACACATCCCCCGACATCAGCCACGACACAAGGGCCAGCTGTTGGAGCGCATCAAAGTTGTTCATGCCAATGGCGTCACAGCTCTGCTTGTGGTCTGCCCACAGGTGAAATTCAGCCTCCGTCTTGCGCTGCCAATCCTTCGCCGCCTCCGGAGAGAGGCCAAGCACCTCCCGGTTGATGGTGCTTTTCAATGTCAGGCCAACGCCGATTACCTTTGTTCGGTTCGTATTTACTGCCGATGTTGCCAACGACGCGGACATATAGAGCATCCGGCCCCGCTGCCGCAGCGTCGAATTGTTCCAGTTGATATCCTCGTTGGGGGAGTTGCTGCGCGGCGTGAAGCCTTTTGTCGCCCGTCGTGTCAGACTGGCCCCTGCCTCTGAATATCCGCTCATTTTAGGCCGGGCATTGTCCGGGAGATACAGGCCCGTCCGACCATCTTTATAAATTGCCGACACCTCCTACCAATCACGGGGGATAACCCCCCAGGCCCGCCGGGGCTGCTGGCCCTCCAACAGAGCTGCCAGCTCATCCACTTTTTTCTCCGCCGCCTCGATCTCATCTTGGAGCTTCGGGAGATCGAAGTGTGTCAATTCCCGGTCTTCAAGGCGATAAGACTTCACCCCGCCGTTCAACAGCTTCAAATAGGCTGTCCGGAGCTGCTCAAGGGCTTTTTGCCAGAAGTCCAACCGCGCCCTTAATTCTACTGCGCTTGCCATAAGAACCACCTCACCAATCATCATAATATTTTTCCAGAACAGAACCGGACCTCTTGCGCTGCGGACGTGGGCTGGGGGCCGTTTCCAACGCCGCTGCCTCTGCTTGACGCTGCCCTCGTGCCGCTTTCAGCTGACGGTCTATAGCGTCTAAATCTTTCGGCAGGGCATTGAAGGCCGCCAGCGCATAGTTTCTACAGTCCAGAGCTTCATTCCGTTCGTGGCCAGGAATCTTTTTCCACACCCAGGGCTGTTTTTTGCTCACATCATACTCCAATTTTTCCGACAGCAGCCCTGCAAAATAGCCGGGGCCATAATCGTCACGTTTGGGGAAATGGCAATAGTTTCGCCCCGGCGTTTTCACTTTGAGATTGTCCATTATTCTCTGTTTACCGGCATCCACGCCAATCTCATACATCCAGCATGTCCCAACGTACTGCTCGTGTACCATGATTTTTTGCTCCCTTGGCTCTCTGGTGTAGGGCGCATCATGTTTGGTAGAACCTTTTTTGCCGATTCTGTCATGGCATGCCTGCCGGACCTCGCCGGAGAAATGCCCGCCCTGGTCTACAAAGGTCAGCGATACACGCAGCCCCAGGCCGTCTGCAAAATGGAAAACGCGGTCAAATATGACCTCGTCCAATTTGGCCCAGGTCTTTTCATCGTCCGGGCGTCCCATAACGACACCCTTCTCTATCCCCCAAGTTTCCTTGAAGTGCCCATGACCGACAATTTCGTATTCCATGCGGTTGTCTTGGGTATCCACACCAGCTGTCAGCAGCAGTACACCATCCGGCAGTTCGATGGGCGTCCCGCCCTCTTGCAGACCATAGGGCTCAACCTCTCGGCGGGCCAGCATACTGTCCTCATCCTCCAGTTCGCCCCGGTCCTCCCACAGCTCGCCGAAGCGGGTATTGTAGACCACCTGCATACTCTTGGAATCGCCCTGGGCATACAGGTATTCCAGAATAGAGGATTCCCATGATGCCCATGGGCTGACAAAGGAGTTCAGCCAGAAAGACCGGACCCCGCGCTTATAAGCGTCCGGATTCTCCGCAACCCATTTGGCGGGCTGCTTCTTGATCTGGGCCTCAGTGGAGATGCAGTCACAGTCCGGACAAGTATAGAAGACATCCGTCACCTCATACTGCCGCTGCTTCTGAACCATTTTCTCTATCTTGGTAAATGTGATATCCTCAAAGTGGATATCGTGATACTCGCCGCAGTGTGGACACTTCACACACCACCGTTCCATTGTCCCTTCTGCAAAAGATTGCGCGATTTTGCTGACATTTTTGATAGTCGGCGTTGAGACTTCAACCGCTTTGGAATTATAGAAGGTAATCTGCCGGGCGGTAGCCAGTTTCCATGGATCACCCTCATTCCCGGCTGATGCCGCCCAGCGGTCCCGCTCGTCTCCGAGGATATACCTGCAGGGAGTTGATGCCAGATCAGCCGCAACCAGTGAGCCGCACATAATCAGCATACCGCCCGGAAATGACTTTCGCAGTATTGTATTGCCGCTGTCACGACTTTTGGCCCGTGACACCCGTGAGCGCAGCACCCGGCTCTCTTGAATCAATGGTCCCACTCTCAGCTGAGAAAATTTCTTAGCATCGTCAATATCTGGGTGGATAAATAGGATATTTCCTGGGTCCTGATGGATGATATAGCCGATGCAGTTCAGTTCAAACTCGGACTTTCCCACCTGGGAGGATGCTACCATGACAATGCGCCGCACTTTGGGATCGGTAAAAGCGTCCATCGGCTCCCGGAGATACGGCGTCCGGCTGGTGCGCCATGGTCCAGGTTCCGCCGAGCTGCGTGGAAGCCGCCGGTATTTGTCCGCCCACTGCGAGACGGTAAGGCCCTCCGGCGGTTTCATGCCTGCCATGACCTTTGCCGCAACAGCATTCAGCCGCCGGATGTTGGAATCATTCGTCATCAGGATCACTCCGGTCTGCTTCCCACTTCATGCGCTCCCGTACACGTTCCTCATATTTTTTCGGGTCATACTGGTATTCCGCCAGGTCATTCATGACCGCATAGACTTCCCTGCGAATAATTTCTGATGCTTCGGCGGGAGACTCCGCAGCTGCAACATCTACAGCCAGTCTCCCCGGCAAAGACAGCAGCGCATTGCGTATGGTATAGATCAGGTCCTCGGTCATAGCTGCAACATCCTCGCTGCGGTGCATTTTACCGGAGAGTTCGTCAACCTCCATTTTGGCAATTTTGGCCTTGGAAGCTTTAAGCGTCACATCGGCAGACCGCCGCGCTCTCTCCAGCTTCAAATTTTCCTCGGTTTCAGATTTCTTGGCCTTGGATGCAATGTATCGCTGAACAGAATCGCACAAGAGGAATCTGCCTTTTGATACTTTTTCCAGCAGTCCATCTTCAGATAGTATCCGAATAGCGCGTCCAGTTATGCCCAAGACGCAGGCTAGTCCGGTTGTGCTGACCTCTGTCTCGGGCGTAATTTTGATAGTATCCACGCCTGTCGCTCCCTTCTGTAGAGTATATCTGAATGCGGAACGGAAGTTACCCCGAAAAAACTCACTAACTAGCTGTTTTTCGGGGTCGTCGGACCCGCATAGAACAGGGGCGGCCCGTCACAGTACCTTTTCCGTGTACGGTAACGGGCCTGCCGTTCTCTTCTGAGGCGTTCTCGCTGTTGGACGTGTTCCGATACTGCCCGTACCGTAAACGCCTCTGATGGGCTTGGAATCGTCTCTCCGTGGCTATCAGCTGTATAGCCGCTATATGTGGGTATACACCACTGCTCTGCTATACGTGTCATGGCCTCTGGTCATCAGCGCCAGGAACTCTTCTCTCGTGAAGCCAGAGAGCCGAAACACCTCTTCGGGCTTCATGCCCAGCTGCTTCCCGATCTCCTTGACCGTCTTGCCCTCGTCCATCAGCTTCTTGACGATAGCTTTCATAGGCTCCAGCAGATGTGTACCACGCGCACGGTTGTGGGTGATGGTGCCGTATACGTCTGCGCTGCTGTCCGCCCCGTGGTCTACCACCACGACAGGGACCTTGCCGCCCAGCTTTGTATGCAGCGGCTCCCGTGCCGCGACTGTCCAGCGGTGAAAGCCGTCGATGATGGTGAAGTCCGGCCGTACCACGATAGGAAGTGTCCAGCCGTTGGTGAGGATAGACTGCATCAGCAGCTTTAGATTGTCCTCGCTGACCTTGTTGGGGTTGTAGTCATTCGCACGCAGTTGCTCACGCTCCACCCACTGTAGAGAGGACAGCGGTGCAAATAGATTCATCTCACTCATTTGGACGCCCCCTTCGATGATACGTTGAAGTTCTGAAAAATCTCTGCCCACAGGATACGGAGGATACGTGCCTTTGGGTCTCCATACAGAATGCCCTCATACATCCGCTTGTAGTGGGCCTGCGTGGCAATGCCATAGGTTTTGATGAACAGCCCACGCCAGTTGTCGAGTCGCTTTCGCGTATCCACAGCTATGGTATACCGGTCAGGATGAAGAAACAGGACATCCTTGCATAAGGCACAGTAGTCCTTGACCTCTTCCGCCGACTCCAGCTCACGACGCTTATTGGATGTGCGCCGGAACATTTCGCTGTCCCAGTAGAGCAGCACCAGATAGGCATTGGGTTCCCGCTTCTCAATGCGCTGCCAGAGGTCATAGTCCGTCTCCGCAATCCAGCGAAGTCCTTGTGTCCCGCAGTCACCGAAGAATGCGCAGAGACGCAGCTGATTTTTCCGAACGCCGGCCTCATAGAGTCGCATATAAATCTCCGGAAATTCCAGTCCGCGCTCCTTGATATAAAGCCAAACGTCTGTATCCTTCCAGTCGTAGATAGGATAGAACTTGCTCTTGGCGCTGGTCTTGTCCACGCGGGATACAGCGTGCAGCCGCGTGATCGACTCCACCGTCCGCAGCCCCACCATTTGGATACCGTCACCGAAAGCTCTCTCGCAGAAGGTCTGATAGTTCATCTGGCCTGGATACTGTAGGTACGGGCTGGACATGATTGCGCCCTTCGGCGGCTTACGAATCCACAGATCTTCCTTCCCAGGCTCCCAAGTAATCCAGCTCTCCGATGATGATAGATGGTCTATCACCGACACCTGCTTAAAGGGTAGGCAAAACCACAAGAACTTGGCGCCCACGGATAGGAAATTCCGGCGCCACCGCTCCGTAGCCTCTACCATAGAGGGGTACAGGCCCTCTTCGTCGATGAAGATAACCGTCAGCTGCTTTGCGCTGATTGCACCCTCGCGGATCAGATCATACGTGACAGAAGCCATACACAGGGAGTCTTTGCCAGATGAAAAACTGAGGTACACCTTGCAGCCGCTCTCAAACACGTTTTTGATGCGTACCTTTGCTGCATCCAGCACATTCAGCGTGCTCTCCAGTTTCCTTACAGGCATATCCGCTCACCGCATTTCGGACAAATAACCACATGCTCCTCTGGCGTTGGTGCGCCGCCTGACGGCGGAGCTGCTGCGGGGGCGGACGTCGCCTGGGCCGCACTATGGTCGACGCGGGTACGGCTGTTAATCGCGTCCACCTCAGACTGTTCATAGGTGCCATAGCTCTCGACCATGCTGTTGGCGTCGGCGATGCTGGAATTGAGCATTTCCAGAAGGTCGGCATCCCAGCCAGGGACATCAATATCGCCCTCCAGTTCCCTGATGATTTCATCAAAAATGCCCGTGTCCGTGAAACCCAGTTCGTATACCCGATTATCAGCAAGCATGAGCTTCTTCTTCTGATTGGTGGTAAGGCCCTCCATGACATAGCAAAGGCAGGTTTCTGCGCCCATGCTCTTGAGGGCTTCATACAGGCCATTACCAGCAATGATTTCGCCGGTTTCATCCACAACAACCGGCTTGATCTGTCCGAACATCTGCAGGGAACGAACGTATTCTTTCAACTGCTTTTCTGTATGGCGGCGGATGTTCTTCTCCATTTTCCGCAGTTCAGAAAGAGGCTTTGTCACGATGGTCACGCGGATACCCCCTTCCTGCGGATGACGGCCTTTTTGAACAAGGCCACCATGAGAATGCCCGCTATCAGGTAGATACGGATTTCCGCCATAAGCGTCCACACACCCATAACTCCCAGAGATATCAGCATGGGCCAAAAGAGAACAGCAAAACTGTCGATAAGGAGTCCAATCTTTTTGCCAAATACGATATACTCCGAATAGATAAAAGTAGAGATTGTGGAAATACCGATCAGGCTCACCAAGACAGCTTTCAGCAAATTCAATGCCGGGCTAAACTCTACGGTTGCAAGAGCATATGTGAACAGCATATAGAATCCAAACAGGAGCCCACCAAGTACAAAGGAAAATTTGATATCGGTCACGCTGGTGCTATCGCTGTTAGAATCATTGTAATCCAGCAATTCATAGAAATAGGGATAGGTAAATGGTCCCGGCAGCAACAGAAATCCTTTGACCAGCCCAACTTTCAGATTGGGCCAATCGGTTCCCAGGGAAATGTCTGTAAATGTGCCATTGGCCTGTGCATACGCCAAAGTGGTCAGCAAAATCACCAGCGCGTACACCGTATACCATGATGCACTGTCCGTCAGTACATTCCTGATCATGCCAAAGCGCAGCAGCATAAAGATAAATCCGATGCACACAGTGTAGACAATGATCGTACCGCCAGTTGTACCGATGATAGTATCAGAAAAGATTTCACGAATGCCGTTCATGTTGATCCACAGCTGGAAAATGCTCATGATACCAATGATATACCGCATGGCCTTTGTTCGCATGATACCGCGCAGCGTCGGCAGATGGTACGCAACTACTCCAAACAGGATGCAGGCCACGGAATTTCCCACCCCCCATATCAGGGAGGGGACCAGCCCATTGGTGCGGGTGAGCGTGATACTGTTCATCATGGAGCCGACGCCGGCCCACGATGCCGCGATGCTCATGGCGTAGAACAGAAGGGGTTTTCTTTTGAATTTTTCAGTGAGATTTGAAAACATGGTGTTTTCCTCCTTTTCATTGTCCCTGCTGCTGAACCGGTGGCGTCCGGCACAGCCCAGGCCAGCTGCCGCGCAAGGAGTAACGCGGCGGCATATACCTCCTTCCCAAAAGAATGGCGACCCTCCCGGAAGAGGGCCGCCTGTCTGATTCAGGATTTTACGAGCCTATCATAGCACATTGGGGCGCGTAACAGCAAGTGTCACGGCGTGTCAGGCCGTTGCAACTTTTCATGGACGCGCATATAGCGGTGAAATGCCGACTTTACACTGTTCTCCGTATTTCCACCGCCAGTTACAATAGCGACCTCTTTCCATGTAAGCGCGTATAGGAATCGCAGACGAATTATACTCCGAATATAATCATCCGTAATGCTTTCCACGAATACAATGATCGTTTTTCTCGCTTTGTCGTACTCTTTTTCCAGATAGCTAATACGGGTTTCGAGGTCAACAATCTCCGCAGCAAGGTCCCCTACCTTATCTCTGACGTCATGTGTAACAGGCATTCCCGTCAGCACCTGCGCACCAGGAGAAGCCACCGCCCGGAAGGAGGCAAGCATTTCTTCTGCCTTTGTCAGCTGCTCTCGCAGCTCGAAATAATGGTTCAGTTCCCGCAATGTCAAAAGGCTCACCTCCTGTGCTATGCTATCTCTTTCTGCGAAAAGCGTTTGCTCTTGGACATGTGCTGAAATGTGATATGTATCCGAAACCGGTCAGCTCGTGGCGCGGCCCCTCAAAATCACAGCTGATAACCTTGCCGTTCTGCTGAAGGACTACCTTACCCGCTGCGCCGGGCCGCTCCCAGTATGGGACCATCTTGGGATCACATGGGATGAACTTACCCTTTTCAGACTTGACAAACACAATTTCAGCGCCGCATCCGCGACATCTGCTGTTCGACATAGCACCCACCTCCTATTGTCATTTGCTCCATCCGGGGCTGGGGCAGCTGCTCTACAGAGACCACCCGTGCATCGCCCCAACGCTCCAGATACATAGCCAGATCCTCTTTGATGCCTATGGCTTGTCCTGCCGGGGCGTTGACCTGGACTATAATATTTAACATGATGTATCCTCCAGTAAATGCTCCCACGTCCTACGCATGGGCGGGTCTTTGGTCCAGCCCCATATACGCTCATATTTCTCAGTCTCAGCCTTAGCCAGTAGTGCAGCTTCTTGGGGAGTATAGAAAATGCGTTTCCCAATATCGCTGATTTTGTACTGATATGGCGTCTGGTGCCCTTTGGGGTTTGGACCAATCAGCTGGACTTCCGTATAGCCGCCCGTGAAAAATCCTCTCACCGTGACCTCGCATACGCAATACTCCAGCACTGGCGCGGCCCGGCCTGGAACATAGTACATATGCTCTTGCACAGAGTACATCTTTGTGCCGATTTCCGGCAGCTTTACCCGTTTCGTTGAACTG